AGAAATCGTCAGCATCACAGATGAAGAATCCAATGTACCTCTCCCTCCGAAGGGAAAATGGCAGACAGCCGGATGCATCATGGGCGACCATTTCACCATCGCTTGGCGAGTGCTTGATGCCCAATACTGGGGAGTGCCCCAAAGAAGAAAGCGTATCTACCTTGTCGCAGATTTTGGAGGAAACACCGCACCAAAAATATTATTTGAGCGAGAAGGCTTGTCTGGGAATTTTACGGAGAGCCGAGAAGCGTGGCAAAGAACTGCCGGAGATATTAAGACTGGCACTCATAAGACAGGCACAGATGATGTCGAGTGCTATGACATCAGCGACAGACGCAGGGTAGCAGACAGAAGCGAGGTATCGCCCACGCTCACAACAAAGATGGGGACCGGCGGTAACAATGTACCCATCGTATTAGAAAACCACCCACAGGACAGCAGAGTGACGATAGCAGAGGACGGTAATGTACCAACGCTAACCAGTCGCATGGGCACCGGGGGGGGGCAATGTACCACTCATCCTCAGCCAATCACATTGCAGATCAGAAGCGGATGTGAGGGAGGAGGTAAGGGAGCATTGATGCAGACAGATAAGAGCGCAACGCTCAGTACACACAACACGCAGACCTTATTCGACCCGATTCCAATAGCAGACAAGGCGACCCGATACAAGGGCGGCGGAGATACCAGAAACAATGACGGCTCTGCCAATGGACTTGGCATCGGAGAACCGGGAGCACCTGCCAACACACTCACGGCCGCAGACAGGCACGGAGTAGCCTGCTTCGCACAACAAGCAATCGGGGAATATGAGGAATCGGAGAAAGCCTCCTGTCTGAAACGCAGGGATTATAAGGACAGCACCGACCTCATTCTCTGGGAGTACATCATCCGCAGGCTCACACCATTGGAATGCTGTAGACTGCAAGGCTTCCCAGATAACTGGGCAGAGGAACTGGGGATACCAGAACCAACACAGGAAGATATCGATCACTGGCGAGAGGTGTTCCGAACGCAGATAGAAGCCATGGGCGAGAGCAAAAAGGAAAAGACAGACAACCAGATCTGCAAATGGCTGAAAGACCCGGAGAGCGACTCAGCCAAATATAAGATGTGGGGCAACGGCATAGCACTTCCGTGTGCAATGTTTGTGATGGAAGGCATTGCCATGATACTAAGCGAGGAGGATGCAGATGAGCAGAAATAACAGAGATTACATATCCTGTCGAAACCCCGCAGCAACCAAGCAGCAGGAAGCAGGTTGGAACAGGATGGTGCGAAATTTGGAGCACCGCAAAGCAAAAGAAAATCACAGGAAGGAGGTAAAAACCAATGGCAGAAACGCATAAAGGCTTCGGTCTGCTTTTTGAAATGGGATGTGGAAAGACGCTGACAGCAATCATGATAGCAGGCACGGCTTACCAGATGGGTAAGGTGGAAAAAGTACTGGTGGTAGCACCAACTTCCGTCTGCTCCGTATGGCCCAAGGACTTCGCAGAATTTGCGGACTTTAAGGCGAACATCAAGGTACTGCTCGGAGACAAGAACCGCAGGCTGAAGCTGTTAAACGATCTCGACAACTTCCCATTCAAGGCATTAAAGGTAGCCGTTATCAATTACGAATCCACATGGAGAGAAGGCATCTTTGACGCACTGTATGAATGGAACGCAGACATGATAATCTGCGATGAGAGCCAGAGAATCAAGAGCCACGATGCAGAGCAGTCCAAGGCAATGCACAAACTGGGCGACCAGGCAAAATACAAACTTATCCTGTCTGGAACTCCGGTACAGAATAATGCAATCGACCTGTATAGCCAGTACCGTTTCCTTGACCCGACAATCTTCGGAACGAACTTCTATCAGTTCCGAAACAGATATGCCATCATGGGCGGATTTAACAGACACCAGATCGTGGGATACAAAGACCTCGACCAGTTAATCCAGAAAGAGCACTCCATCGCATACCGAGTGACCAAGGATGAAGCACTCGACCTGCCGGAGCAGACATTCCTGCAGAGATACATAACGATGTCGGCGAAGGAAAAGAACATCTACGACCGCATCAAGCGTGAGAGTTTCGCAGAACTGGAAAGCGGTGGGCAGATCAGCGCAACGACCGTGCTGACAAAGCTGCTTCGCCTTCAGCAATTCACTGGCGGATTTTTAGTGGCAGACGGCGAGGAAAAGCCGGAACTGGTCAGCAAGGGCAAACTGAACGCACTGGAAGAAATCGTGGACGATTATGTGGTGGACGCAGGAAAGAAACTGGTAATCTTCGCACGTTTCAGACCGGAGATAGACATCATCGGGCAGATGCTGAAAAAGAAGAAACTCCGCTACGGAGAAATCTATGGAGATGTGAAACTGGAGGACAGGGGCGACATCGTCAAGGACTTCCAGACGAACCCGGAAACGATGGTATTCCTCGCACAGATCGATACTGCAGGACTGGGAATCACACTCACGGCCGCAGACACCTGTGTGTATTATTCGGTCAACTTCAACTATGCAGCATATAGTCAGAGCCTTGCCAGAATCCACCGTATCGGGCAGAAGAATGCCTGCACTTATATCCACCTCATCACAGAGGGAACGATAGACGAAGTGGTGCTGAAAGCACTGGCGAAGAAAGAGGATCTGGCAAAAACAGTCGTAGATACATGGAGGGATTATTTCTAATGGGTGGACGCAAATGGACAGATGAAGAACTTGTCCTCCTGGAAGAACTGACAGAGAAGTACCCACTGGAAACAGTGGCAAGACGGCTGAACCGAACCAAGGAGGCGGTGTTTCTAAAGAGACAGCGCATCGGGATAGGCGGATACATGGCGAACACAGATATGCTCACCAGAAACACCGTGTC